GTCGTCCAGAGCGCCCAGACGGTGCTCGTCGCCGCGTCCCGTTTCGCCTGGTCCGGCGCCTCGCTCCTGGTGCCGGGTGTGGTCGCGCACGCGTTCACCTGGCTTCCCTGGATCCGGACACGCGATCGTGTTCGATCCCCGACAACCGTTCCGAAGGATTGAAATGGCCGACGATCTCGCCAAGGACATCATCCGGCGCCAGGAAAGGCTGAAGGCCGAGCGCGGCGTCTTCGAGTCGCACTGGCAGGAGATCGCGGAACTCGTCCATCCCATGCGCGCGGACTTCGTCGGCCCGCGCACGCCGGGCGAGAAGCGCTCGCAAAAGATCTTCGACGGTACGGCCGGCCTGGCGGCCCAGAACCTGGCCGCCGGTCTTTGGGGCATGATCACCAACTCGGCGAACGAGTGGTTCGCGCTCCGAAGCGTCGAGCAGGACCTGAACGACGACCGCGAGGTGAAGCTGTGGCTCGAGGCGGCGGGCCGCTGCATGCGCGATGCCTTCGCGGCGGGCGGGCAGCGCTTTTACGCCAAGGTGCTGGAGCTGTACCGCGATCTCTCCTGCTTCGGTACCGGCATCTTCTATGTCGACGAGGACATGGAGCGGGGTCAGCTCCGCTTCTCGTGCCGGCACCTGGCGGAATGTTTCGTCGCCGAGGACTATTCCGAGCGCATCGACACGGTGTACCGGCGCTTCCGATTCACCGCCCGCCAGGCGGCGCAGCAATGGCCTGGCAAGGTGAGCGACAGGATCGCGAAAGCGGCCGAGAGGGAGCCGGACCGCAGCTTCGAGTTCATCCACGCCGTCTTCCCCAACGGCGATCATGACCCGCGGCGGCGCGATGCCCGCGGCATGGCCTTCAAGTCGTGCTACGTCGAGGTCGAGGGCGGCCGGCTTCTGTCCGAGGGAGGCTATCGCGAGTTCCCGTACATGGTGCCGCGCTGGTCCACGGCGAGCCAGGCGGTGTACGGCGACAGTCCGGCGATGCTGGCGCTTGCGGACGCCAAGATGCTGAACGCCATGGGCAAGACGACGATCGTCGCGGCCCAGAAGGCCGCAGATCCGCCCCTGCTCGCCCCCGACGAGGTGGCCGTGCGGGGCATCCGCACCAGCCCGGGCGGCATCATCTACGGCGGCGTCGACAGCCAGGGCCGTGCGCTCTACCACCCGCTGGTCACCAACGCGCGCATCGACATCGGTCTCGAGATGGAGAACCAGCGCCGCGACGCGGTCCGCGAGGCGTTCTTCTTCTCGCTTCTCATGATGGTGCAGCAGCCGAACGCTTCGGCGACCGAGGTGCTGGCGCGGCAGGAGGAGAAATTCCGGCTGATGGGACCGCACCTGGGGCGCATCCAGTCGGAGTTCCTCGACCCGCTCATCGACCGCGTCTTCAGCATCCTGCTGCGCGGGGGCGCCTTTCCGCCGCCGCCCCTGGCGCTCGTTCTCAACCCCGAGCTCAAGGTGGAGCACGTCTCGCCGCTCGCCCGCGCCCAGAAAGCCTCCGAAGGGCAGGCGATCGCGCTGACGCTGGCGACGGTCAAGCCGCTTGCGGAGGCCGATCCGGGCGTGATGGAGAATTTCGATCTGGACGCGGTCACGCGAACGGTCGCCGAAACCTACGGTCTGCCGCCGCGGCTTCTGCGGGATGCAAACGACGTCGCCTACCGCCGTCAGAAGAAGCAGCAGGCGCTGGCGATGGCGCAGGCGGCCGAGCTCGCCAGGCCGGCGGCGCGCGCTCTCCGGGACGTGGTGCAGGCGAACGAGGCCTACCGCGCCGGCCTCGCTTCGACCGCGGCGGGCGGCCCGGAGCCCACGCCGGCCCAGCCGCCAGCGGGCTCCTAAGGGTACGGAGTCTCCTGAATGAAAGCCGGGGTCAAATGGCTGATCCGCCTCTTCGGGGTCGAGCGTGCGCGCGAGGTGGCGAGGGCCTACCGCCAGGCGCTCGCGAAGGATTCCCCGGAGGCCCGGCTCGTGCTCGCGGATCTCGCGCAATATTGCCGGGTCGGCGCCACGAGCTTCGTGCCGAACGATCCGCATCAGACGGCGTTCAACGAGGGCGCGCGGGACGTGTACCTGCACGTCTGCGAGATGGCGGGCCTGCGCCCGGACGACTTCCCGAAAACCATGGAGAGACCAGAGCATGATTGACGCAACAAGCTCCGCCGAGGCTTCCGGCATCGCTGCGAGTGGCGTGAAGGCGTCGAATCGGGCGGCGGCCGAGGGAGGCGCAGGCGCGGCGGATTGGAAGGCCGGCCTGCCCGAGGACATTCGCGCGCATCCGGCGCTGGGCCAGTTCCGGGACGTGGCGGCACTCGCCAAGGAGCACGTGAACCTGCAGACGCTGATCGGCCGCAAGGGCATCATCCCGCCCACCGACCGCGACGCGCCGCACGCCTGGGACCGCTTCTACAATTCGCTGGGCCGGCCCGAGGCGCCGGACGGCTATGATCTCGCGCCGCCGGCCGGAATGCCCGAAGGCCTTTATTCCGCCGACATGGCGAAGGCCTATTCCGAAGCCGCGCACAAGGCGGGGCTTTCGGCGAAGCAGGCCCACGCCCTCCACGACTGGTTCGTGGGCCTGAGCGCGAACGCGGCACGGGCGCGCGATGCGCAGCAGGCGCGCGAGCGCGACGGCCTCGAGACCGAGCTCCGCATCGAATGGGGCGCGGACTACGGGGCGAAGCTTGCCGCCGCCAGACGGGCGGCCCGCGCCTTTTCCGACGGCGACACGCTGGACAAGCTGGAGCAGACCCTGGGCGGCGCCGCGATGGTGCGCATGTTCGCGAACATCGGAGAGCAGATGACCGAGGATCGGCTGATCGGCGCCGGCGGCGGCGACACGATTGCCGGCCCCGAGCAGGCGAAGGCCGAGATCGCGCGCATCCGGGGCGAGGCGCTCAAGGATCCGAAGCACGCGCTCAACGACCGTTTCCACCCGGAGCACGGCCGCATCGTGGCGAAGCTGGAAAAACTCTACGTGGCCGCCTACCCGGAGGCGCCGGCGTAGCGCGCGGTTGGCCGCCGGGAGGCTGTGAGCCGCGGGGCGGCTCCCGCGCGATTCCCTCTGACCGCGGGACCCGGACCTCGGGCCGACGCTGCGCGGTCACACGCTCCGGCGACTTCGCAAGCCTCCGAAAGCAGGATCATGCCGAGGATCAGAACATTCGACCTTCCGCTCGGGCTGCCGGGCGGCGAGCTCAGCGTGCGCGCGGACCCGGCCGACTTCGGCCTTGCCGGCGAAAGCATCGCGGAGGCGGCCGGCGCGCTCACGGATCTCGGCCAGGTCGTAAGCGCAAGGCAGGCCGGGGCGGCGCGGGCGCAGCGGCTCAACGAGGCGGTGTTCGGCGCGGTACGCGACCTGTCGGACCTGCAGGCGGGTCTCGCGGACGACGCCGAGCCCGAGACGCTCGCGGAGCGGTTCGCGAACGAGGCCGCCGCGATCGCGGCGCAATACCGCGGCTCGCTCGGCGGGGACCCGCCGCTCGAGCGGACGTTTGCGTCGCTCATCGAGCCGCTGGTCGCCCGGGGCACGATGGCCGCGCGCACCTCGGCCGCGATGGCCCAGGCCGCGCGCTTTCGCGCCACGCTGGAATCGGGCCTTTCGGAGCTGGCGGCGCGCACCGCCGCCGCGCCGGATGGCGTGACGCGCGACTTCTTGGGCCGCCAGGCCGCTCCCCTCATACGCGCGGGGCTCGATGCCGGCCTGATCGGCGACGGCGAGGCGGCCGGCTATGCCCGCCGGTTCCAGATGCGCGTCGATCAAGCGCAGGCCCTGCGGCTGCTGGAAAGCGATCCGGCCTCGGCACTCTCGCGCCTTGCGGATCCGCGAGACTTTCCCGCGCTCGACGCGCAGACGCGCGCGGAGTTGAGGGCGCGCGCCGCGGCGCGGGCGATGGCCTTGCCCGCGGACGAAGCGGCGGCGCGGGCGCAGGCCGGCCTCAGTGCGGACATCGCGGCCGAGCAGGCGCGCGTGCAAGCCGCTGTTAGGCTTTCGGAGCGCACCGAGAGCGGCGCCGCAGGTTTCGCCGACATCGAGGACGCCGCAGCAACAGGCGAGATCAACGCCGCCGACCACGGCGCATTGATCGCGGCGCTGTGCGCCAGGCGCGCGCGGGACGAACGGGACGCGGAGCACATCGCCCGCGTCGGCGCGGCGCTGCGCGGGGATGCCCCGCCGCTCAACCAGGACGACGAAAGCGACCGGGCGGCGGCGGATGTCTATTACGCCAGCGTGCTGGCGCCCGCCCTCGCGAGTGAGCCTTCGGATGCGACCGAAGCGGGGCAGATCGTGGAGTTCGCGGCGCGCACGGGCATCGTCCCTTCGGCCGTGGTCGCCCGCGCGCGGGCGGAGATGAGCTTCGGCACGGCTGCCGAGCGGGCCCGCGCGGCGCGCCTCGTCGCCGCGTTGCCAGAACACCTTCGTGATCAGATGGGCGCCGATTTTGCCACGTACGCCGGTCTCCTCGCGCCGCTCCTCGACGCGGGCCTCCCGCGCGAGCTGGCCTTGCGCGTTGCGGACAGTGCGATGCGAGGTATCGTTGTGCCAGACCCAACTGCGACGCTGGCTACGAACCGCGGCACGACAGCCAGAGGCGCAGAGGCAACCCTTTCGGACAATGCAGCGCCCGCCGGTTCAGCGATCCGCATCGTCCAGCCGGACACGATCGTGCCGGAGCAGACCGAATCGATCGACTCGGTGATCCAGCGGATGAAGGATTCTGAAACGTTACCACAACGTATTAAGGACCTTGCTGGCCGAGGCAGGACAGAGGCCGATAGAGAGAAAGCCAAAGCAGAGGCCGAAGCATTTCTGAAAAATCCGCGGCGGAGCGCGACTCTTCAGATGGCAGAAAGCAGGATCTGGGCGATCCGCAACCGCTTTCCGACGATATTTGATATCAAGGACGATCCCGCGCAAACGGGGGCCGCATTGTTGCTTCGAAATCACGACGACGGCGTTAAGGCCGTACAAGATTACGACGCGATCATCGCAAAAGAGGCCAAGGCCCAGGGCGTGGATCCCGACCTCGTGCGGGCCATCATGTACTTCGAGAACGCGGGCGGCCGTCAGTATGGCGAGATCGGGCAAACGCTGGGAATTAGCCGAACCATCCTTCCCATGAATATCAACCCGGGACTTTGGGAGGGACTCGGCGGCGTGAAGAAGGACGAGTTCACAGATCCGGCGAAGAATGTCCGCGCAGGGGTGGCGCTCATCAAAGAGATAGAAAGCCGCCTCCGCCCGGAAGATCGCACACCAGCCAAAATTGGGAGTATTTGGAATTTTGCCGGGAAGTTTCGGGTTTCGAGCGAAGGCGCTCGAATTCAAAAGATTTTTGACAACCGGGCTTGGGAAAAGCGAAAATCGGACGACAACCCGCGATAGTGCCCGTCCCCGATGCTCCGCAGCCTGGTCAAATGGTATCTCGTGCTTATGACCCTCGCGGGGCTTGTATGGGGGGCGTCCCACGTACAGCCATGGGTGGAGCATAACAGCCAAGAAGAAGCTTGCTCATCTCTCTATGCACGAAGCTACGCGGAGTACGCGGCTAAAGGGTCCTACGCGGACTACGCGGACGGCACCGAAGCCTGCACGTTGAATTGGTTTGGTGTGGTCTTCTGGGGCGGCTTCGGATTTGCGCTGAGCCTGATCGCGCAGTTGCCGGTGTACGTGTACCTGGTCGTCACCCATATATCTAATCAGCGGGCGCGGCGCCCTGTGCCGGCAGTGATCCCAGCGGTAGCGAGGACCTACGTCGCGACGCTTACGATCTTGGGCGCACTGTGGTTCTGGCACACAGCGCATGAGTTGGCGGCCAAGGCGATCTATTTGGGCCATTGTGACGCATATTCGAGCGAAGAAAGCGCCGATCCCGCTGTCCAAGATGTGGCCTTGGAGCAGTGTCGCGTGCCGACGGCGCCGGTGCTTTTCAATTTCGGCGTTAGGCTCGTGGTCACGTTAGCCTTGCTGCAAAGCCCGGCCTGGGCCTACCTGTACTTCCGCCGTCGTCGTGCCGTGGCCGGTCCGGCCGCGCCCGCGTCCGCATAGGGCGCAACGGACGCGTGTGCCGAGGTGCGTAGGAGGCGGCTCATCCGCCGACGCTTGGCAGGACTCTCGCTCACACCTTCCCTGATGAAGTCCGCCCGAAAGTTGGGCGGGTTTCGGTGACTGCCTGAACAGAAAGCCGCTTTGGGCGGCGCGACCGGCGAGCGGGGCCTGAAGAATTCGGTTGCAGTTCGGCCCCGGCTCCCCTAAGTACATGGTCATCAGTTTTCCAAGACCCGGCGTATCCGCTACGTCACACGCCGACTTAGCCACAATACTCCTCGGATTTCGGCGAGCTGAGACCCTCTCGCGCAGTGTGCGCGGGGGGCTGCAACTTTTCAGCTTTAGGAACACTAAATGACCAAAGGTACAGTCAAGTGGTTCAATTCCATGAAGGGCTTCGGCTTCATCACTCCCGATGACGGCTCGAAAGACGCCTTCGTGCATATCTCGGCGGTAGAGCGCGCCGGGCTGTCCGGCCTCAACGAGGGTCAGCGCGTGCAGTACGAATTGCAGCGCGGGCAGAACGGCAAGACCTCGGCAGAGAACCTGCAGCTCGCCGACTAGTCCGGCGACCCGACGCGGAATGGGCCGCCTCGCGCGGCCCGTCTCGCGACCGAGCAAGACCACCTGGAAGGCCCGCCTCGCGCGGGCCTTCTTCTTTACGCGCGCGGGCGCACAGTCCCCCGCAGCATTCGTCACATCGCAAGAATCTCGCTTCCGAGCCAGCCCGGACGCGCCTGTCGTGGCGTCCGGGTCTCGGTGACCGCCTGAACAGAAGGCCGGCACAGGCAGCCGTCAACGCCGAGGTAAGGGTCCGGGATCAGAGATCGGGGATCAGAGAACAGAAAGAACGGGCCGGCGGATCGCCCGCAGGGCGAAGGCAGGTCGGTCATCTGTCCTCCGACTTCTGTCATCTGAAACCGGGCAGCCCTCCGTCAGATCGCAACCGTGGCAATTTGAAGGAGGGCTCCCATGAGCTTTCAGATCACCACCGCGTTCGTGCAGCAGTACGCGAGCAACGTCTCGATGCTGGTGCAGCAGAAGGGATCGCGTCTTCGCGACGCCGTGCGCGTCGAGAGCGTCAACGGCGAGTTCGAGTATTTCGACCAGATCGGCGCCGGGTCGGCCGTGAAGCGCATCTCGCGGCACGCCGACACGCCTTACACCGAGACGCCGCACGCGCGGCGCCAGGTGGCGATGGAGGATTATGAGTACAACGACTTCATCGACCGCCAGGACCGCGTGCGGACCCTGATCGATCCCACGAGCTCGTACGCCCAGGCCGCGGCGATGGCGATGGGGCGCGCGATGGACGACGTGATCGTCGCCGCCGTCAACGGCACCGCCAAGACCGGCAAGACCGGCTCGACCTCGGTCGCGCTTCCTTCCGGGCAGAAGATCGCCTCTGGCTCGTCCGGACTCACGTTGGCGAAGCTCCTGTCGGCCAAGGAGATCCTGGACGGGCTCGAGAACGACCCCGACGAGGCGCGCTACGTCGCGCTCGCCGCCAAGGACGTCACCAGCCTGCTCAACACCACCGAGATCAAGTCGGCGGACTACAACACGGTGAAGGCGCTGGTGGCGGGGCAGATCGACACCTTCCTCGGCTTCGACTTCATCCGCTCGCAGAGGCTGGGGACGATCGTCGGCGGCTCGGACCGCGCCGTGCTCGCCTGGCGCAAGACCGGCGTCCTGCTCGCGGTGGGCCAGGAGCCGCAGGCGCGCATCTCGGAACGCGCCGACAAGGGCTACACGACCCAGGTCTATTACTCCATGAGCATCGGGGCGACCCGCATGGAGGAAGAGGCCGTGGTCGAGATCGCCGTCACGCCGTAAGGAGGACTGAGCATGACCGTCTATTATGGAACGCAGATGAACGGCCTGCGGAACGCCGTTCCGCAGAGCCTGCCCGCAGTCAGCGACGTGCACGGCCGCGTGCGGGTCTTCAACGAGACCGTGACGCTCGCCTCCCAGACCACGTCGGACACGATCGAGGTGGCGAAGCTTCCCAAGGGCGCACGCGTGCTCTACGGGATGCTGATCAGCACGGTGTCGCTCGGCACCGCGACGGTGGCCGTCGGCATCAGCGGCACGACCGGCAAGTACCGCGCGGCCGCCACCTTCACCGCGACCGACACGCCGACCCTGTTCGGCGTCGCGGCGAACGTGGGCCAGGCGCTCGCCGCCGAGGAGATCGTGTTCATCACCATCGGCACCGCCTCTCTGCCTTCGAGCGGCACGCTGCGGGTGATGATGTTCTACACGGTGGACTGAGCAGAGATCTTAGATCGAAAGTCAGAGAACAGCAGCCATCTGTCACTCGCCTCGGCGAAGCCTCTCGCCTCGGCGCCCGCTTCGCCGGAGCTTCAGCGAGGCGAGAAGCCTTTGGCGGAGCCGGGGCCGGCGTAGCCAGGGTCTGACCTTTGATCTCTGTCATCTGAATCCGCTTCTCCCCTGACTTCGGGCGGGTGTCCACCCTTGGCCGCAAGGCTTCGGGTGGGGAGCGCCCGCCCCGTTTTTTGCAGGATCGAAATCAGATGCCCGTTTCCGTCGTCTCCATCTGCAACCGCGCGCTCGATCTGTTGAAAGCCGATCCCATCGTGTCGCTCGACGAGACGCAGGAGGCCGCGCGCCTGTGCAAGCGCAATTACGAGCCCGTGCGGGACGCCGTGCTGCGCGCCTATCCGTGGAACGCGGCGGAGACGCGGGCGAGCCTCGCCGCGCTCTCCGATCCGCCGGCGTGGGGCTACGCCAACCAGTTCCAGCTGCCCGTCGATTGCCTGCGCGTGCTTCGGCTCGAGAACGAGGACTCGGGCGCCAGCTACAAGATCGAGGGCCGGCGCATCGTCACCGACGAGGAGGCGCCGCTGAACATCCTTTACTTGCGGCGGGTCGAGGATCCCGCGGAGTTCGACCCGCTGTTGGCCGACGCGATCGCCGCCCGTCTCGCCGCCGATCTCGCCTATCCGCTGACCGGCTCCACCGCGCTGGCGCAGGCGATGCTCGCCGCCTATCAGGCGAAGATCGCGGAAGCGCGCATGTGCGACGCCCAGGAAGGCACGCCGGACGCGTTCGCGGCGAACGACTGGCTCGAGAGCCGCATCTAAATGCCTCGCGTAACGCCCGCGCTCACGACGTTCAACGCCGGCGAATGGTCGCCGGAGCTCTACGGGCGTATCGACCTCGCGAAGTATCCGAACGCCTGCCGGCGGCTGGAGAACTTCGTTCCGCTGCCGCAAGGAGCCGCGAAACGGCGGAGCGGCACCCGGTTCGTCGCGGAGACGAAGGACTCGGGCGTGGCGCGGCTGATCCCCTTCGAGTTCTCGGTGGTGCAGGCCTACCAGATCGAGGCGGGGCCGGGCTATTTCCGGTTCTACATGGACCGGGGCCGCATCGAGAGCCCGCCCGGCGTGCCGATCGAGATCGGAGGCCCGTACGGCGAGGCCGATCTCGCCTCGCTCAAATGGGCGCAGTCGGCGGACGTGCTGTACCTCTGCCATCCCGCCTATCCGCCGCAGAAGCTGTCGCGGACGTCGCATACCACCTGGACCTTGACCGCTCTCGACCCACTGGACGGGCCCTACCTGGACGTGAACACGGACACGGCCAAGACCCTCGCGCCGTCGGCCGCGAGCGGCGCCGGCATCACCATTACCGCCGCGGGCCACACGCCCTTCGCCTCGACCGACGTCGGGCGACTGGTCAGGATCAAGCACGGCTCGACCTGGGGCTACGCCAGGATCACCGCCTTCACGGACTCGACCCACGTCACGGCGGACGTGAAGTCCAACTTCGGCGGCACGACCGCGTCTGCGGACTGGCGGCTCGGGGCGTGGTCGGACACGACCGGATATCCCGGCGTCGTCACGTTCTACGAGGAGCGCCTGTTCTTCGCCGGCAGCACGAACCAGCCGCAGACCCTGTGGGGCTCCGTCTCGGGGGATTTCGAGAACTTCGCGCCTTCCGACACAGCAGGCGTCGTGGCCGACGACAGCGCGGTCACCTACACCATCGCCGACGACCACGTGAACGCGATCCGCTGGATGAGCGCGGGCAAGGTCCTGGTCGTGGGCACCTCGGGCGCCGAGTTCACGGTGCAGGCGAG